TCGTCGTGGCGGCATACTCGGCTGGGCTTAGTGCCTTGATTGCCTTTTCCGGGAGGTAACGCTCCCCGGTCTTTGACGACGGCTTTCCGCTTTTGGTTCGCCATTTCTGGTCTCCCCAGTCTTTCAGCGACTTTTGCGGGGCTTTCAATCTCTGTACCCACCGCCAGCGGCTTTGTACTTCTTAGCCACCAGCTGCGCTTTGCGGGCTGACCACTGACCTGCACCCGTGCCATGAGTTGCTGCGGACTTCACTTGGCTTACGATCTTCTTGCGAAGCTCCGGCTTGGTGTAGTTACCAGCAGCGTTAACCTTCCCACCTTCTTTGTACTGAGTAAAGTCGGTGTCATCCCGCCGCGCTTTCTTCTTCGCTTTGGGCATCTTGGAAGGGTTAATGTCACCCATACCACGCGAGGCCATCATCTCAGCACTTACCGCCGGACTTCATGCCCTTGTTACCAGCCATGACAACCATCTTGCCCTTAGTCTTGCCTTTGACAGCCAGACCATCACGGCTAGGAGCAGCAGTCTTAACTTTGCCCATCGCTGTTGCGCCACCACCGGCCATTTTCTTAGCTGGGGCTTTTTTCTTCATCATTGCCATAAAACCTGCGTTCATCTTCGATGCCATGTGAATCTCCTTGAATGGGTTAGTACATCTTGCCTCTGGTTTTACCACGCATAGCGATACCGTCAGCACGCTTGGATGGAGTCATGCCGCCGCTTTTAAACATACTACCTTGCTCTTTCAAGCGGGTTTTCTCGCCCTTCTGATACGTGTCCTGCTCTTTCTTGACCTTCTGGTCGCGTTCACGATTTTCCTTCGCTTCACGGGCAAAGGCTGGCATCGGGGCTTTCTTAGGCTCAGGCTTGCTCGAAGTCATACCGCCGTCAGCGTACTTTTTGACCACGCCGCCATTTTTGTAACGTGACTTCATTTCCTCTTCGCGTCGTCTTTGCACTTCGCGTGCGCGTTCTGACATCGTCTGCGCTGGTGTACGCGCCATACTCTTACCCGAGCTTTCGAAAGTACCCGCGATAGGATTTGCCGAACGACCCTTGGCTGTCGTTGCTTTTTTAATTGCGGCTGCTTTATCCGCAGCTTTCTTAGCCGCCGCTTCTTTCTCAGGGTAAGGCTTCGACGGACGCTCTTCGTTAGGTTTTGCTTTATTTCCCGCCGCAATACCAGCATCAAGACCAGTAGTCGAAACCGAGCCTTGCTTACTTGTTGACGTAGTCTTAGCAGAAGGCGCAGTTTTCTTAACCGCAGGCGTCGTAGTTTTCTTAGTTGTGATGTCGTCGTTCGTAGCATCGCCCATCTCAGGACGCCCCTTCGACGCAGCCATCGCACGTTGCTTAGCAGCATCGTCTTCCGTGTCCATCATCGACTTAATAACGGGTTTTGCCGTGGACTCGCCACTACCCTCGTTACCAGTAGCAGCGTCTTTTTTCTTACGCGATAGCAGATAGGCCAATGTGCCCAAGCCAGCCAGAGCACCGACAGTGCCGCCAACATCGAAGCGTTTAGTGCGGGCCGAGCCCTTAACAGGCTTAGTCTTCATCTTTTTTCCCCTTGCGCAGGAGGCCCTGCACGGTTTTGGTTTCGTAAATACGTAGCGCCGTCCAGACTATCGTGAACAACGCGGCTACCGCAGGTAACACTTCCATGAGCGTACCGACCACAGTCACAATCGAAAGCGCATCTGCGGCAGTCTTCGCCGTTTCGTGATGTTCCATTTAGCACTTCCATCTTTTTAGTGACGCTGCTTTGCGTGTAGGCTTGCCGTTCTCGTCCTTCATAGGGCCGGGCATACCTGACATACGCGCACAGAACGACTTCTTACGTGGGCCACCCTCTGGCTGTGGAGCCTTCAGGTTTGACCCGGTTGCCTTGTTGTACTTAGCACGGCCTTTAGCAGTCAAACCCGCCCCCTGCTTGACCGGAAGCTTTTCGCCACGACCGACTGCAAGGGATGGAGTTTTCTTAGCCATAGAACACCACAATAGTTGCGTTTGCCAGCGTAGCGTGTACATCAGTGTTGAACTTGATGCCTTCGCCGGGGAACAGAATATGCTCTGACCCTGCTGCTGCCGGAGCAGTAAACGAGAACCGTGTGGTGCCGCCTGAACCGCCATCTTTAAGCACAACCGTACCACCCGTGGCGTAGCTGACTGTCACCGCTTTTACACGGGTCGGGCCACCATAGGCGGAGTTGGTCGATGTTACCTGTGCGGCCTTAACGTCTGTTTGCATCATGGTGATGCCTCCTTAATTAGACGTTTTGCTGACCAGCCAGCGGATCGACAACGAAGTAAGTGATGAAGCCACCAACAGTACCGCTGCCCGAAGTGTCGTCACGCGAAGTAACGAAAGCCGTTTCAGTCGATGCAGTCAGGGTCAGGCCAGATGTAATCACACCAGCAGCCGCAACAGACAGGTTATTAGCGATTGCCGCAGGAGCAGCAGTGCCGGAAGTCACGCCCGTTGTACCGATGTCGATAGAACCTGCACCTGCGTCGTTAATAACAACAGACAGGACAACTGCACCAGCGGGCAGAATCAGGTTAGGAGCGCCAGAAACGGAAGAGACTTTAACGTTGCCAGCAGCAGATGCGTCAGCAATGTAGAACTGAGCAGCCATGACGCCGGAGCCACAATAAGCGGTACGAGTTTGATCGCCGCCGCCCGAACGCCAGATGCTTTGGGTAGTAGAAAGTGCCATTTGAGTTTTCCCTCATGCGGTTAAGCGCGACGATCTGCATGAAGTCAGCCGGGACTGTTCGTTCGCGCCGGGTACACCCGGTTTGCTCTCTTTATACTAGGTGGAATGGGGGGTGTCAAGGTGTTTTTCGATATACTCCGCAGCCTTCCGAAGCAAGTCTGGACGGTCACGAAATCCGCCTAAAGCCTTGTTGCAAGCCGAGCAAAGTAACGCACGAATTTTACCTGTCGCATGGCAATGGTCCACCGGCATTCGGCGTGGAATACCCTGTTTATCTACGCCTGTCTCAAGCTCCCCGCAGATATCGCACCGATGGTTTTGTGTCTCAGCCATGCGTTGGTAGTCTTGCAACGTTATGCCAAACATTTTTTTTAATTCCGCATTTTTTACTTTTTCTGGGTTGGCGTTTCGCCATGTTCTTTGCCATGCGGCAGTATCCTTACTTGGTATCGCTTCCTTCCAATGCCAATTATGGGGGCCCAGCGCCTGCTTAGGGTCAATCTTACGTAGCATATGCCCGTTAGGACGCTCACCAACGGCGTCTACAAACAACCAAAAATCATCAGCCCATTCTTTGCACATGCCGTTCGGTTTACGACGGTGCCAGTGGTATGACTGGTATAGCGGATGAGATTCTCGTGCACCCCAATCTGCGCGGCGTGGCTGTTCAACGGTTCCGTGGCGGCTAAACCTGAACAGGTGTTTTTGACAATACCCTGATTTTAGAGTTAGTTGCGGGTCAGTGCAGCCGGGAACGGTACACGTGGGGCGAGAGGATTTTTGCTTTGCTCTGTAATGTTCGGCGCAGAGATCGCCGCGAAACGATTTGTTTTGGCACCCAGAAAAAGAACAAGGAGCAGCCGTCGCCAGCCGCTCCTGTTCATAGTGCTTTCGGCAGATTCCCCGTGCGAACACGGGGTTTCCACAGTTGGTGTGACTACATTCGGTGTACTCCATACAACCTCCGATTTATTAGACCAGAGGTTATTGTATGGAGCAGCCCTTGTGTTGTCAAGCCCCTTGGCTACCGAACATGCCCAGTGGATCACTGAAGCCGAAGCTGTATCGCTCACGTGATTTGTATCTCACGTTGCCCGTATCGAAGTCCCCATCCATGGAATTGGACATCGGCGTACGAACAAAGTGCTTCATGCCGTTTGGAACGTCAGTGGTCAGGAACCATGCGTTGTTATCGGTCAAGTAGTGATTGATCGTATAGCCTTCTGGGATCGAACCGTTGTTCTTGATCGCGTTGATGTCGTTGTCGTTAGTACCGACACGCAGCGATGTCTCCAGCAGACGTGTTGCCACGAACTGCAATGCTGGAGGAACAACCAGCTTCTTCGGCTTAGCTGCAATCAGCAGGCCACGTTCATCAGTCCATGCAGCGATCTGAATAACGGCGGCTTCCAGAGAAGTCTCGTTCAAGTCAGCAGGGGTTGCTGCAATGTTGCTGTTGACGCCACCAGAGACCAGAGGGTGATTAGCCGAGAACAGAGCTACGCCATCGCCACCGGGGTAGCTGTTGGAGAAGCCGTTGTTCAGGACGTTTGCAGCCTTGACCTGCTTGGTGTAAGCCATGGCACGAGCCAGCGACTTGGTGTAACGAGCAGACAGGCTGTCGTACAGGTTGTCCTCGATGGCCTCTTCGGTCAGCGAGAAACCAAGAGCGATGGTTTCGTGGTTGTATCGAGCGGTCCAAGCTTCCTGCGCATTGTCATAAGCAATTGCAGAGCCTTCGTTCTTGACTGG